AGTCTTTTCTAAAGACTGAATTAGGTATGGCAATGTCAACTGCACACGTATCTGTGTCCCATTTATCATTACCTATTTTATGAAATGAGTTAGGACTTGCAGGATAGCCACGACTTTTTAACCAGTCATTATGTTCTTGTGAACGACAACAAGAAGTTATCTGTAATGGTTCTCCAACATTCTCTCTTAAATTTATAAGACAATTTAAAAATCCTTCAGCTAAAACTATATCCTTTGAAGTAGGACATTGTAATTCTTTTTCACTAAAGTATTTATTATCATAATAGTTTAATCTTTGTGACATCATTTATCTCCTTTCTTATCTTTGTCATTAAGTTCTTTAATTCTTTTATAAGAATTATATAGTTGTTTATTTAGTTCTTGTATTTCTCTTTCATACAATTCACTTTTTTTCATTCACATTATCTCCTTTCTTCTTATGTAAATATTATACAATTTTTGTATAACTCGTGTCAAATTTAAAATGTAATAGTCAAATTACTGACACTATCTGTTGTATAATTACAACAAACTATCTTCCTCTCCAATCTCTTTTGTCACCTCTTGGTGTTGTTATTTTTTTCTCACAAGCATAGCCACTATGTGTAGTGATAACCATTTTTTCTTTGTCAGTACAAGTATAGTAGCATTTAACAGAGTCTTCACCAAAGAATGGTTCAACTATTTTTTCCTTTGTTAATCTGCAAGTCACAAAGTATTGGTTTCTTTGGTCATAAAGTTTACCTTTACCAGTCCATTTATAACTCCAACTTTTAGCTTCAGCAGTTAGAACTAAATAAATTATGGTTGTAAGCACCACATAACCTATGAGTAATTCGTAATCAGGTTTCTTCATCATCATACATCTCCATATAGTCTTGAATCTCTTCTTGTGTCATAAGATTGACAAGTATTGGTGTGTCTTCACCTATGTAACCACCTTCAATGTTAAAGTCTACAAATTCTTTTGCATCTTCATAAGACATATCGTCCCTTTTAACCAGTTTGGTTATCATTCTGTGCTTATCATAGATAAATACGTCCACCATACCACTGCGTGTACCTACACCTATGATGCAGTCATCATAATCATCCCATATTTTCATCACTCACCCCTTTCTCCTTATGCTTTAATTGTTTTCTTAACTCTACATTATCCAATAGATGATAATACAAATCATCAAATAATTTTGAATCAATCACACCTTCATCAGATAGTTCCATTAAATCAAACATATCTAAATCTAAAACTTTCCAATTATGTTTGTTACTTGATTCTGTCTGTGCAATTTTACTCATCAGTCATCTCCTGTCTACAAAGTTCACATAGATTGTGTCCATCATAAGCTGGTTCATCTTTGTGAAATATCTCGTTACAGTTAATACATTCATAGTCACCCATTACTCACTCCTTTCTTTCATAATCTTTTTAACTTTCTCTTCAACTAATAAGTTTTTAGTCATCATCTTCCTCCTTATCTAAATCAAATCTAATCCATATTGATGCACCTGCTTCATCACTGAAGTGTTCTACTTCTTCATAGTCAACTGGTGCATTTTCATCTAACCATTTAATAAATTCTTTTTCATTCATCTTCCAACTCTCCTTTCTCGTACTCTATTTCTTCGTGCAATGTGTGATTCATTGCAGTTAATAATATATGTTGAGCAGACGCAACTGAAGGTGCAGTATCGTGTATGAACTGAGCAGATACATCTGCTAGGGCACACGCAATGTCAAATCCGTGAGTCTTTCTTTTAATGTGTTTGTTAATTACTTTCTCTAAGTCTTTTGCTACAATGTCCACATCAAACTCTGCATCTATAACTTTTTCTTTTTGTTTCTTTCTATGTTTAGAAAGCATTCGTTTAGTTTTAAAATCAATTACTTCAGTCATAGTTATATTCCTTTCTTTAGTTTAGCTACTACTTCAGGTGTTTGTTCAACAATAGATTCTATTTGTTCATCTTGAACATCAGTAGGATTACCAAAGTTTAATTCATCATAGTCCCCTGACCAAACTTTTTCTTCAGCTTCCTCTTCAGAGTCAGCTTCTACTATACATTGCCATTCAGCAGTAGCATAGGTTGTTACAAGATATTTTTTCACAGTTATACTCCTTTCATTTTAGTTACTGTATCATAGAATCTTGGATTTTCCAAGATAAATTCTTCACCATCTTGATAAAATGTAATCTCTTCATTATCGTAGGCATCATCAATGATGAACTCGTCCACACCCATTTCAAGTAACTGATTCTCAGTCATCTGTTTGCGTGTTTCTTGTGTCACATTTATTAATATAAACTTTTTATTGTTCATAGTTTAGTCCTTTCTTTTCATAGTGTACTCGCCATACTTTACTTGAGTAAAGCTAACACTATGGTTTTCAGTTAAGTATTTGCGTAACTCTGAACCCTCATAACCCTCAGTGTCACACCATTTTTTCAAGACTGGATTGTCAAACTCCATTCTTAAAATCTCTTTGGCAAAGTTATTAATCATCTGCCAATCTATTTCAGTCTTTAAATATTTACCCATTATTTATTCCTTTCTATGTAAACCATATTGGTCTTGGTCGTTTAGTCCAATTACAAAATGGTCGCTTGTGTTTCATATAAAAATTCTGATACGCAAGTATAGGCATATGCTCTATCTTACAATCATCAGGCATACATTGTGGCATAGGTGTTAGTTCTTTATGCTCAATGTTTTTTGGTGGATACAGAAATAAATAACTACGTCTATCCACTGCGTGTACCCTTTCATATCTATGTGTATACTCAGTTAATAGTTTATCTAATAAACTTCGTAACCATAAATAGTTTTTATGACTCTCTCTAACCCATTTATTACTAGGGTGATTGATGTGACTAGCTAACATTAATCCCTTATCATACATTTGATTAGGGTGTTTCCATCTCTTGAGTCTTCTACCATTTTGTATAACAGTGTACTCTTCACCATCAAGAACTCTATGAGCAGTTGATAATAACTGAGCATACTCAATACACATTTTAACAACGTGCTTGTCACAGTGTTGCTCTGCACAAATCTGTGGGTCATCTGATAAATAAAATATATTCATAGCTTTACTCCTTTCTAGTCTGCGAACTCATCATATATTTCAAATCTTTTTATTACAACATCTCGTATTAAATCTTGTAATTCAAAAGAGTAACCACTTTCATCAAGTGGTATTTCAATCTTGTCTTGGTCTTGATAAGGGTCATACTCATTAAGTATGATGTCAGTAATCTCCATAGACAATTCATTGGCATCATCATATGTATGTAATTTTCTTTTTATACTAGGCATTTCTGTCCTCCATAAATTGTTGCTGTCTTGTAGAAAAATTAGACATAAATTTTTCATAAATTTTACTTCCTAAATTATGTTTTCCAATAATCATACACAAAGATTCTAAGTAACCCACATCATAGGCAATAGTATCATACTGACCATCTTCAAGAAGAGTTTCATAATCTTTATTTAATTCTTTATAAATCTCAACAATAGTATTTCTTATTTCTTTTTCTGTATAGTTAACCATAATCATAGTCCTTTCTATATTGGTAGCACTTGGTTGCTATGCCATAAGGCATACATAGCTAGACCAAATGCTAGTATTAATTTTAATAGTAGTCTATCGTACATATTCATCTCGCCATTCAGGTGTAGACCCTACAAGTTCAGCACCTGCACCTATGATTTCATTGATGTATGCATCTCCATACTCCCACGAACCATATGTGAATGGTGAACGACACGCAGTGTACCACCTTGCGTAAGAGTTTTTCTTTTCATTGTCTGCACTTTGATAGGTCTTTAGCACTACCCACTCAAAGCCATCAAGTTTATATCTTGCATAAGGTGAATCCACCTTTACAGTCTTACCAAATTTATTTTTTGCCATACTTTTTCTCCTTTTGTTGGTCAAAATATTTATCAAGTTTCTTAAAGAAACTCTCGTTAATAATGTCTGACAGTTCAGTACAAACCTTTGGTGGTAGGTCTGAACTGCCATATAGTTTTATGGAACTACTCATCATCAGTAACTCCACACTTGGACATAATGTATGCCCTAGCGACAGACTTTTTGTCTTCGCCAAATCTATCACCAATCTTGGTGACAATGTCAGACATAGCCCAACCCCTAATCTTGGGGTCAGACTTACCATCTGCCATAAGTTTTTCAATAACTTGAAAAATAAAATCATTATCCATAATTAAACTCCTTTGTCAATGGATTGTTAATATTACATAAATAAATACTACTTCATTATATTCAGTAGTATTTTTTATGGTTGCTCACTTGCTCTGAGTTCTTGGACATCTTCATTCAGAAGATTGTACAAGTATTCATCTGCAAATTCGTCAAAGTATTCTGCTTCTTCAGAGAGCATTTGGAACTCTCCAAAATGTACTTCGTGCATATGCCATACTCTGTCTATGATTTCATTAAAAAGACACGCAACTACTAATCTATCTGAAGCGAACTCTTCAAAGTTAAACTTGGTAAGTTTCTTACCATTGTAGATGAATGTGCGTGTTTCTTCATCATACAATCTAGCAAGATGATATTCTATTTCAGAATATAAATCTTCTTTCATTTTTAAATGTTGATTTGACATAGTCAAACTCCTTTCTTTTTGTTATGCCACATAATATATCTGGCTTGTTTGTCTACCTACAAAATGTCTTTTTGAAAGTAGAACTTGTTTAGCTTTAGCTAATGGTTTATTAGAGTGAGCATCAACAAAGCTACTGTACTTATAAGGATTATAAGTAGCTAACTTGATAGGTAATCTAGGTACAAACTCACTCACCCAAGTGCCTACGACATATGCGTGGACATTCTTTTTCTGCTCACGCAACACTCGTTGTCTGCCTTTCTCTGACACTTTGAACTGTGCATCAAACAATGGCACACAGTTCTCGTGTTTGATTACTTTACCATAGTTCTCTTTCTCAAGAGAAACGATAGAGTAACATTTCTTATGTAAGTTATAGTAAACTTTAACTTTCATTCTATCACCTCCAAAAGTTTTTCCAATGCTGAACCTTTAAACTTTTTAGAAGTAAAAGTTTCCATTGGAAGACCCTTGTAAACAAGAGCCTTCAAATGTTTGTGTTGACTACTCGTCAACTGTATGTGTTTGTATATCATACGATTTTCCTTTCTATCTTGGGTTAATTCTGAAGTCTTTCAACCAATCAGATAACCATTTGAGTTGTTCAAACTCACTCACTTTTGAGTGCATTAGGTTATTTTTCCACAAATCCCTATTGGAATCTTCTAAATCCCAACCTATTTGCTGAAGTTCTTCAGCCATAGATTCAAACTCAGGGTTAAGTTCTTCAAGTCTAGCTTGAATCTTTTCAACCCTTTCGTCTATGTCATCAGGTAATGCTGATGTAAAGGTTATTTTTCTAGCCATATCAAACTCCTTTCAGCTAGGTTAATATATAAAAATACTACTTCATAATATTCAGTAGTATTTATATATACCAACTCAAAATGTGGTGCAGTTCTGAGCTTTCACTCAAGGTCTGCACCTTACCCATACTACATAGCATACCACCTTTCGTAATGCAAGTTTTATTTATTTACTTAGAAATAAATCTGCCACTTACTGGGTCGTGTTTAACTGACAAATAACCTTGATTATTTGAAAATGTACCAACTTTGCTATATCTGTTGGTCGTTCTTTGTCTATATAATTTATGCATAAATTATACCTTTCTAGTGTTGATAAATTGCAACACTCTTTGCGTTAATATTTGAACCACTACATAACACACATTGTTCGCAGGTGGTTCGTTTTCCTGCTTCCTTAGAAGCTGGACAAAGTACCTCATTCTTAGAATCAAGTACCTCGTTCTTTTGTAGGACTCTAAAAGTCCTAAATCCTCTTGACCAAAACTGTTTGGATTCTTCGTAAGAATCTGCAGACATCATACATTGGTCTGCTCGTACATCTGCACTTCCAATCTTTGATTGGTGAGTGTAGCCAGTATGCTTCTTCGCTTTGGATAGTAAACTATCCCAGATGTAAGAAGGTACTGCACTTGGGTCGCCATAAGTACCAAGTCTTATGACTTGATTTTCGCCTAGACTTTGTATGTCATTATGGTGATTAACTACTTTGTAGTTACCTTTCATAAATGACTTGTAGGTTGCCAATACACCTTGAAACAATTTAACATAACAAGTTCTGTTAATCGCTTGTTTTCTGTTTGGGTCATTCGTAGGTGTACCCCTATGCTTACAGTTGCCACAGATTGAATAATCTGCACCAGTCTTACTGGCTAACATTGGGTCTATATCACTACGAATGATATAAGTTTGAGCCATATTGCCAGTTTTTTTGTTTTTACTTCCATTGAAGTAAATCACTACAATATCTTCACCATCAATCAAAGATTGACCTTGATATATTATCGTACCAGTCATATTACAAATCCCATTCGTTATAAGCAAAGTCAATGCTTTGCATTGGTGTCATACCTTGTTGCCTAGCTTTGGTAAAGCTATCTGCAACTTCGTACTCAAGACCATAAGGTCTAGCAGTTTTAAACAGTACCAATAGAAATTGGTAATGATGATTTTTAGTTGGTAGTAATTCCAAAGGAATTAATTGCGTTAGTGTGTTGTAATCGTACATAAGTCACCTTTCAGTTGGTCGTTAATATTTAATAAATAAATACTACTTCGTTATACTCAGTAGTATTTTTTATTATTCAAGTCCCTTTGCCATTCCCATTCCAAAGAATGCAACAGTACAAATCCCATAACCCATAAAACTATCTAAGAAACTTGTAGGTTGTTCTATGAACAATAGGCATATACCACTTGTGGCACACATAAAGAAACAAAATAAACTTATCCAAAGATAAGTTGTTGGTTTTAAATTAAACATAGTTTAAGTCCTTTTTTTTAGGGTTACTATCATTGATGATTTGGTAGGAAATTTTATTTCCTTTATCCAAACTTTCTTTTTAAAGTTTGCTATTTCTATTTTTGACATAGTTTAAGTCCTTTCAGTTAGTTATAACTCAACATAATTGAGTTAAATTAGTATGTCAAGTATTAATTAAAAATTAATCGCTGAGTTTCACTTGCGTTGCACCCTTGCCCAACTGCCTAGATGCAAGAGAGCAAAGGGAACAACTTGGGAGGAAACCAAGAGATATATATATAATAAATACTACTTCATTACATTCAGTAGTATTTTTATATAACTGCATTGAAAACATTGAAGAAAATGTAGTTGAAGACTACATTATATGCATTTGCATAGCACTTACACAGACTTGCACAGGTTATGCACACACTCACGACCTGTCAAAAAGTTGACGTCAAAGAATTGACATAGAATATGTCAAAGAACTGACACAAAGTGTCAAAGAATTGACGAAATGGAACCTTAAATCGTAGATTTAGAGAGGTGTCAGAAAATTGACGAAGGGGGACGGAAAAAACTGCCTTGCACATATATATATAAAAAGGGTACCCCCAAAAAATTAGGGAGAAAATGGAGTTGTAGTTGTTGATAATGATTATTAATGGGGGAGTCCTCTAAATAGATGTACACAACTATGCACGAGGGATGCAATAGAGTCTATATAGTTATGTGTTATGTGATTTGTGTTCCCTACAGGTATACCTTTACCCCTGGAAACTTAGTAATAAGTATATCATACTTTCTTAAAACTCGCAATAGTATTTTTTTCTTTTTTATAAACACATTATAGTGTATAATACAATAATGAAAAAGCAACCTAAACATTTATTGTATGCTCATTTAGATGATTCAGGTCTCAGAGACTTAATTAAAGAGACGGCAGCCACCAGAAAAAAGGTAAACGCAGGTAGAGACTTAATTGAGATGAGACGTGAGTACATGAGAAGAGTTGAAGAGAGGAGATTTAAGATGACAGAGAAGAAAGCTAAGAAGTTACCTGAAGGACAAAAGGTGCAGATGCTAAAGAATGCACAACAGAAGTATCAGAACTTTGCAAAGAACACATTACCTAGTGGACTATCAGCTATGCAAGAGAAGTTCTGTTTAGAATACACAGCTACAGGTGACGTATTAAGTGCGTATCGTTCAGCAGGTTATAAAGATTTAAATAATGATGCAAAGACTCGTGCTGAAGCTAAACGATTATTAAAGAATGATAAGATTGAAGAAAGATGTAATCAAATAAGACTAGACGCAATGAAGGACGTAAGTCTTAATATTAATGAAGTTGTAAAAAAGTTTATGAAAGTTTATGAAAGAGGTATGGAAGAAAATGATTTAACTAACTCTAATAGAGCAATGGAGTTTATTGGTAAACATCTAGGTATGTTAATTGAACGTCAAGAAATTAAACAGGACATTACAACTAAATCACCTGAAGAATTAGAACGTGAGATAAAACATTATGAAAATGTCGTTAAACTTGAAAAGATTAATAAATAAAGTTATTAAATATTTTTATTATATATCTCTAGCTTTTTTAATTAGTTGGATTTTATATATGTTTTCTATGGCAGGATGGAATACATTTTGTAAAGGATGTCCAGTTAAGTGGTACACAACAAATGTTCAACCATATATACCTAGACCTGAACCTAAACCTGAACCACCTATTATAGAAGATGATGAAGACTGGGAAGATTCAGAATGGGAATAAAAATAATTAAGGGGACTACATATTGGTTTATACCTTCAAACTTTGAACGAAGAATAAAACCAAGAGAATATAAATCACCTGTTGTTTCATGGACAAGTAAAATATCAAATGCTACAAGTAAACGAAAACTTAATTAAACTAAGAGAGTTATACTTTCAAAAAGCAGTAATACAATCTAAAGATAGCTTTTTACATTTCATAGCTATGTTTGCACCTACCCTTGTACCTGATTGGATAATGGGTAGACATATACATCTTATAGCTGATAGATTACAAAAAGTTGAAAGTGGAGAAATAAAAAGACTGATGGTGTTTCTTCCACCACGTTCTTCCAAGTCAGTAATATGTTCCAAGTTATTTCCTGCGTGGTACGTAGGTAGACATCCACAACATGAGATATTAACTGTATCACACTCAGACCAATTAGCTTCAGACTTTGGTAGAAGTGTAAGAGACTTAGTAAACTTTGATTTATTTAATACAGTATTTCCAGATGTAACATTACGTAGTGATGTACGAGCTGCAGGTAAATGGAAAACAAATCAAGGTGGAACTTATTATGCAGCAGGTGTTCGTAGTCAGATTGCAGGTCGTGGTGCCCATGTGGCAATACTAGATGACGTAATGTCTGAAGAAGACTCCTTTAGTGAAACAGGTAGACGATATGTAAAGGAATGGTACCCTTCAGGTTTACGTACACGTATTATGCCTAATGGTTCAATTGTAATTATTAATACACGTTATCATGAGGACGATTTATGTGGATGGTTATTGAGACAAGAATCACAAATAGAATTAGAAAATAAATGGGAAGTAATAAAGATACCTGCATGGGTAGACGAATCTTCAAGTAAAATGCTGGACCTACCAATAGGTTCAAGTTATTTTCCTGAGTGGAAGCCTACTAAAATACTCAAGAATGATGAAGAAGAAATAAAGGCAAGTAATGGCTCACGATATTGGGAGTCTCTTTATATGCAGAATCCTGTGCCTGATTCAGGTGGTATAATTAAAAAGAAATGGATTCAGTGGTGGGAGTATGATGAGCCACCTGCATGTGACTATATAATACAAACATATGATACTGCATTCTCTACAAAGACTACAGCAGACTTTAGTGTAATACAAACCTGGGGTATCTTTGAACATATGGAGACTGATTCAACAGGAAGAGAGAACTGGGTATCTAACTTAATACTATTAGGAAATGAAAAAGGTAGATTTGATTATCCAGCATTAAGAATGAAAGCACAAGAGTTATATGATTATCATAAACCTGATGTGTGTATCATTGAAAAGAAAGCAAGTGGACAATCATTAATACAAGATTTAAGACGTGCAGGTTTACCTGTACTTGATTATATTCCTGATAGAGATAAGACTGCTAGAGTGTACGCAGCAACACCAATGATGGAAGCAGGACGTGTATGGTTGCCTAAAGGTCATGATTGGAGTGATGACTTATATAGTGAAGCAATTACATTTCCAAATGCACGACATGATGACCAAGTAGACGCAATGACTATGGCAATACATTACATGAAAGAATCATGGAATTTAACTCATCCAGATGACCCTGATTATGAAGAAGGTTATGAAAGAAAAAAAAGGGTTGCATACTGGAAGTTTTAAGTATATAATATAAAATTAATAACTGTGAAAGAAA